ACTAAATTACTTTATCAATCGTGGCAGCCACTATAAATGCAACTATAAAAGATGCTAATGCTAATAGCTATGTCACGTTGACAGAAGCTAATAGTTATTTTGAAACCGTCCCAGATTCAAGCACTTGGACAAATAAAACAGATGATCAGAAAAATAGAGCATTAATATCAGCGACTAGATGGATTGATAGTTTTGTTTACTACGGTGATAGATGTGATGATGGTCAGGCATTGAAATTTCCAAGAAATAATTATCAAGTAGATGGTGTCGAGTTAGCTTGTTCGACTATTCCGTTAAATATTAAATACGCACAATATGAATTAGCTAGGGCTTTGGCAAATGATACTGATGCGATTACAGGTACAACTGGTAAAGATGGTAATTTTGAAGAAGTAAAACTAGGAGATATTCAAGTTAAATACAATACTGATAGTCAAGGAACAGGATCAATAAATAATATTTTAGACGTTTATCCTTGGTTACAAAGTTACTTAGGTGCTTATATACTTGGTGGAGCTGGTAGTTTTCAAATGAGGGTGGTTAGAGGATAATGGCAGGACAACTTGACTCATTATTAAAAAGCGTTGCAAAAGATATAGTTGCGACTTTAGGAGACTCTCTTGATACAACTATTACTTATGTAAAGAAAGGAGCTTCTAGTTATGACGTAAACACGGGAAAGCAAGTTACTGTAAATACAACTTATTCAGATATAAAAGTACCGATTGAATTTATTAAATCTGAAGATGATGAAGGTAAAGAGATAAGACAAGCAAAGCTATATATTACTCCCGATTTGATTGGTGATAATCAAGTGGACTTCGATGACGAGATACAACTTACATATGCGGGAGAAACAAGAACTGCACAGATTTATGATATTGACACTAGAAGAGGTGGACAGATTTATTTGTTTACAATATTGGTGCGATTCTGATGGCTAAAGATTTTTTAAAAAGTGATCCTATTGGCGATCTTGAGGCTCAATTAAATCGTGATTTTAATACTGTAATAAAAAAAGCTCATAAGAGTTTAGGAACTAAAACCTATAGTCCTGTTTATACAGGATTTTTTGCGTCAAGTTGGAAAGTTGCAAATACTCCTCCAAAAGCAAAAGATGATATAAAAGATTTTCAACCGTGGTCTAGTATTAAATTAGCTTTTGACAAAGGTGGAGATAGTTGGAAGAAAGCAGGTGAAAAACCATCAAAACCAAAAATTCAACCTAGATTTAAAATTAAGAGAACATTTAATATTAAAAAAAGTGTTTATATTGGAAATACAGTTAAATATGCTTCTTATGCTTTAGAAGGGGGAAAAATTCAAAATTTTATTCAAGGTCGTTTGGGACAAATTATTAAGCAAAATATGAAAGAAAAGAAAGGTAAACTATTTTTATTTGGCAGAGAAACATCAGGTTTTGGTAGTTCACTTCCTGGTATTGGTTACACAGACGTACTTTAATTATGACTTTAGTAAAAACAAGAGCAGCATTTGAAAAAGCAGTTACAGACGCAGTTTCAAACGTAGATCCAACTGTCTCTATGGTTTATGACAATGTTACTTTTACAACTTCGGGTAAGAATAAAAAATATGTAATGATGATGATAAACTACACATCTTCTACATTACAAAATCAAGGAGCAAGTTCAGATTTTTACTCTGGTGTAATTCAATGTAATATTTACGTTCCAAAAAGCAAAGGCACAAGTCAATTAGCTGAAATAGCTGAAGCTGTTATTGATGGTTTAACTTCTGTAAATGCTTCGGGATATACAGATACTTTTAGTGTAAAGCCAAGAGTACAGGATATAAATGGTCCTACAATGCTTGAAATTGAAGATAGAAGTCATTTTGTTGGTGTAATATCTTGCCAATTCTCAGCTAATGCCTAGTATAATAAAGTAGCAATACTTATTTTATGACTAGAGCAATCGAACTTTTGAAGAATAGTTTTGGTGTCAGCCAGCTATATCAACATGATGTAGTAAAAAACGGAAAAATTATTTTAAGCGTATATTGGAATCCTCTTACTATTGCTGAAAGAGAATCAATACAAAAAAAATCTATGAGTGAAGATGCAAATGAATTTGCGTTACAACTTATGATTGAAAAAGCATTAGATAAAGATGGTGCAAGACTTTTTCAAGATGGAGATAAAGCATCTCTAAGAAGAGAAGTTGAAGCTGTTATTTTACAGGAAATTCAGTTAGCAATGATAGAAGCTGGTCAGAATAGGGGGGTTGAAGAGGCTAAAGCCGATTTAAAAAGCTAATAACGATTGGAAATTTTTATTTTCATTAGCCAAGGAGTTAGGTAAAACTGTTGCTGAACTGTCAGAAACTTTAACCGTTGAAGAAATGGTAGGTTGGGCTGCTTATGCACAACTTGAACACGAAGATTATCAAAAGCATCAACAAGAAGCACAAAGAGGTAGTGCTTTGAAAGGGAAAAGAGGTAGAATGAGATAAATGTTTTAATTTTTCTAAGTGGCTGACTATACAGTAAATCTAAAACTTGCTGTTCAAGGAAGTAAGGAATTAGAAAAATTAAATAAACAAGTAAATTTAGCAAGAAAGCGTTTAGATAAAGCGGGTATTGAAAGTGAAAGTTTTACTAAAGCTATAGGAAATTTAATAAAAGTTGAAAATAAATATGGACAAGCACTCAATAGAAGAACAAAAGCTATTGATAATGCTCTTAGGGCACAAACAGGTATGCAAACTGTAGAGCAAAGAGAACATCAACTTTTAGCTAGAGGTAATAGATTAAGAGATTTACGAATGAGAAAAGAGCAAGCATTAACACGACAACAAATGCTTAGAAGAGGTGCTGCAAGTGCGGTAGGTAGTGGAATTATTGGTGGTGGTTTTCCTTTGCTATTTGGGCAAGGTCCAACTGCTGCTATTGGTGGAGGTTTAGGTGGTTTAGCTGGAGGAGCTTTGTCAGCAATACCTGGTATGGGACAATTTGGTTTTGCATTATCTATAGCTGGTACTACTATTGGAAGTGCTTTAGATGATTTAGCAAAAGCTCTTGCAAAACCTACAGAAAATATAGAAAAATTAGTTACAAAATTAGGTTTAGTTGATACACCAACAGGCAAATTAGCACTTGAATTAGAAAAGTTAGGTTTAACATCTTCTGCTGCAACACTTCTTTTAACAGAGTTTGAGCAACAATTTGGAATTAGCCAAGGACAAATAAAAGAAAATGCAGAAAAAATGACTAAATTTAATAATGAAATTAATCAATTAGGTACTGAAATTACATTATTAATGGCTAATTCTTTAGGGCCATTTATGGCTGGAATTATTGATTTTGCTAGAAAATTAAATCAAGAAAAAGTTATAGAGAATTTACAAATACAGTTAATGGATCAAATAAGAGCTACTGGTGGAGATAAGGTACATTTTGATCAGATACGGGAAATGATTAAAAAAAGTGCTAAGAAGCAAAGAAAAGAGGAAGGTTTAAGTTTTTCAGAATATCAAAATAGACAAGCAAATATGTATCGAAATTTATTGGGGTTTGATACAAGTGCATTTGAATTTAAAACTAATACTTCATCAGGAGCAAGTGGAACGGGAAAGGATAGTAATTTAGCAACACAAACTTTTGAACAAAAACAAATTAAACCATTACAACAAGCATTAGTAATTGAACAAAATAGATTAACAATGAGTAATGAAAGATTAGCAATATTAAAAGAACAGTTTGAACTTGATAATTTAACTAATGAATTAGAACTTGCAAGAGCAGAAAATGAAAAATTGAGCACTGATGAACTTGAGAAAAAAATTAAAAAGTTAGAAGCTCAAGTAAGTTTACAGAAACAAGTTGTTGTGAATGCAAAAGCACTGATAGATCCTTTCAGACAATTATCTGATATGATCCAAATAGAAATGGGTAATGGTATAAAAGATTTAATTAAAGGAACTAGAAGCTTAAGTGATGTATTGAGAAATGTATTAGATAAAATGACAGATGCGTTATTAAATATGGCTATTTTTGGAAACATAGGAGGTGGGTCGATAACAGGTGGATTATTAGGAGCTATTTTCAGAGCGAATGGTGGTCCTGTTAGTGCAGGAAAAAATTACATAGTTGGAGAACGTGGTCCAGAAATGTTTGTTCCCAACTCAGGGGGTCGCATAGTTCCTAACTCTGATATGGGAAGTGCGACTAATATTGTAGTAAATGTAGATGCTTCTGGTTCTTCTGTCGAAGGTGATGAAGAAGAAGGTAGGCAGCTTGGTCAGCTAATGGCAACTGCTATACAATCAGAATTAATCAAACAAAAACGACCTGGAGGTTTACTTGCATAATGGCTACGTTTCCTTCAATAAAACCTAGTTACGGACAACAGAAAAAATCCGCACCAAATACTCGCACTGTAGTTTTTGCCGATGGATTCGAGCATCGCTTGTTATTTGGCCTTGCACAACATCAGAATCCAAAAATATTTGATCTTACTTTTGAGGTTTCTGAAACTGATGCAGACACCATAGAGACTTTTCTTGATGCTCGTGCAAATGATAGTGATAGTTTTGATTTCACCCCACCTGGAGAAACTGCTTCGTCAAAATTTGTTTGTCAAAGTTGGTCAAAATCTATACCATATAACAATAGAGCTACAATAAAAACAACCTTTAGAGAGGTGTTTGAACCATGAGCACTGCTCCTATTATTACTGATTTACAAAAAGTAAATCCCTCCGCAATTATCGAATTATTTACTTTGCAAACGGTAGCTGCTATACATGGCTCTACACAAACTTACAGATTTCATAATGGTAGTAATTTAAATAATAGTGGAGATATTATTTGGGCTGGTAATCAATATTTAAAAATGCCAATACAAGCTGAAGGTTTTGCTTTTCAAAAAGGACAGTTACCTAGACCAACTTTGACGATCAGTAATGCTTTAGGAACAATTACAGCAATTTTATTAAATGTAAACCAAGTAACAACAGGTAATGACTTAACAGGAGCTACAGTTACAAGAATTAGGACTTTAGCACGTTACCTTGATGCTGTTAATTTTCCTGGTGGTACAAATCCATTAGGAACACCAGATCCTACAGCAGAATTTCCACAAGAAATATATAAAATAGATAGAAAAGCAGCAGAAAATAGAGAAGTTGTACAATTTGAACTTGCTGCTCCTACAGACCTTGCTGGAATTAGAATCCCAGGCAGACAATGTACTAGATCCGAATTTCCATCTATTGGTACGTTTATTGTATGAGTTGGAAATATAAGGCACTACTTCATGCTCAACGTGAAGATCCAAAAGAATCTTGCGGTTTGCTATTGAACGTAAAAGGTAAAGAAAGGTACTTTCCTTGTCGTAATTTATCTATGACAAATCATCAGTGTTTTATTATTGATCCAGAAGATTATATAAAAGCAGATAACGCAGGTGATATTGTTGGTGTTGTTCATAGTCACCCAATAACACCTCCAATAGGTAGTCAAGCGGATCAAATTGGTTGCGAACAAAGTAAACTTCCTTGGCATATTGTTAATCCAAAAACAGAACAGTGGGGGTATTTAGAACCTTGTGGATATAAACCTCCATTATTAGGTAGACCATGGGTTTGGGGTGTAACTGATTGTTGGAGTTTAGTTAGAGATTGGTACAAAGAAGAAAAGAATATTGAACTAAGAGATTGGGATAGACCTGTCACCCCAGAAGAATTTGCAAAAAGTCCTTTGTTTGAAAATTGTGCATGGAGAACAGGTTTTAGAGAACTAAGACCTGACGAAAAACTTGAAGCTGGTGATGTTTTATTAATGAGTATTTTAGGAAATGGTTTAAATCATGTAGCCATTTTTTTAGGAGATGATGTTTTACATCATTTAACCGATAGACTATCTTGTAGAGAACCATATTCACAATGGTTACTAAAATGTACTGGAAAGAGGTATCGGTATGCTTCGTAAAGTAAAGTTATACGGTGAACTTGCAGAATTTGTAGGTCACAAAGAATTTGAAGTAAAAGCAGATAGTATTGCAAAAGTAGTTAGTTTTTTAATTAATAATTTTCCGCAAATAGAAAAGTACATGAATCCAAAATATTATCAAGTAAAAGTTGGTAATTATGCAATAGATAGAGATGAAATATATTTTCCAATAGGACAAGAAGATATACATATAGTGCCTGTAATATCTGGTGCTGGTAGAGGTATTGGAAAAGTATTATTAGGTGCTGCTTTAATTGCGGGTGCATTTTTATTGCCAGTAACAGTGCCTTATGCTCCTTTAAGTGTTGGCTTTGGTGGAGTAGCTGGCGGTACTTTAATAGCTAGAAGCATGGTGTATTTAGGAGCAGCTTTAGTTTTATCAGGTGTAAGTGATATGTTATTTCCTGTTCCAAAACCAAAAGAGTTTAGAAGTGAAGAAGATCCTAGATTATCTTTTAGCTTTTCTGGTGCACAAAATACCAGTAGAGCAGGAACTCCAGTCCCTCTTGTTTACGGTACGATGATTACTGGTTCAGTAGTTATTAGTGGTGCGGTTGATACTCAGCAGGTACAAGCATGACAGACGCTCCAAAGAACATACAAGGTGCTGGCGGTGGCGGTGGTGGCGGTAGAAGTGCTCCTCCTCCTCCCCCTGCTCCGACAAGAACTCCTGATACTTTACATAGTAGACAGTTTGCTACTTTTCTTGATCTTATTTCAGAGGGGGAGATAGAAGGATTTGAAACACCATCAAAAGAGGGTCGTACTAAAAACTCAACCGAATATAATACTACTGCCTTTAAAGATGTATTTTTAAACGATACTCCTATTTTAAGATCGCAAGCTAATTCTATTGCACCACAAGATAGTGATTTTAACTTTAAAGATGTAGGTTTTAAAATACGTTTTGGAACGGCTAATCAAACAAAACTTTCAGGAATATTAAGTAGTTCTTCAATCGAAAGTGTAGGTGTAACAGTTAATGCAGGTAGTCCTGTGACAAGGCAAATTACAAATACAAATGTAGACGCAGTAAATATTACGATTACTTTTCCTCAAATGCAGGAGGCAAAAGAAAATGGAGATTTATTAGGTTCTTCTGTAACTTTACAAATACAAGTTCAATACAACGGAGGTGGTTTCAGCACTGTTATTACCGACACTATAACTGGTAGAACTGCTGATGCTTACCAAAGAGATTATAGAGTTGGTTTAACAGGTGCATTTCCTGTTGATATAAGAATAGTAAGAGTGACCCCAGACAGCACAAGTTCTAGCCTCATCAACTCTTTTAACTGGACAAGTTTTGGTGAAATTATAGATGATGCTTCTACTTACGCTAACAGTGCTTACACTTCTCTTCGATTGGACTCAATGCAGTTTCAATCAATTCCAACAAGAAAATTTCGTATAAGAGGAATAAAAGTAAGAATACCAGGTGCAGGAGCAAACAACTCAGGCACACCAACTGTTGATGGTAATGGTCGCATAGTGTATCCAAATGGATATATTTTTAATGGAGTTATGGGAGCAGCCCAATGGTGTGCGTGCCCAGCGATGGTATTACTTGATATTTTGACAGATACCAGATATGGATTAGGTAATCATATCGGAGATAGTGCTGTAGATTTATTCTCATTCGTAACAGCTAGTAAATTTGCAAATACTTTAGTGTCAGATGGATTTGGAGGGCAAGAAGCTAGATTTAGCTGTAATGTAAATATTCAAGCAGCAAGTGAAGCTTTTGACATCATAAATGAATTAGCTGGAGTAATGCGTTGTATGCCTATATGGTCAGCAGGAACTTTAAGTCTTGCTCAAGATAGTCCAAAAGATGCAAGTTATTTATTTACTTTGGCAAATGTTACGCCAGAAGGGTTTAGTTACTCAGGCAGTAGCTTAAAAACAAGACATACAGTAGTTTCTGTGTCATATTTCAACATGGATACTAGAGAAATAGATTTTGAAGTTGTAGAAGATGCTGCTGCAATAGCTAAATTTGGAGTAATTATAAAACAAGTAAAAGCATTTGCCTGTACATCGAGAGGACAAGCTGCTCGACTTGGTAGGGCAGTTCTTTTCACTGAGCAAAATGAAAGTGAAATTGTTTCTTTCGCAACTTCTATAGATTCTGGTGTTGTTGTAAGACCTGGTGCTGTTATAGAAATAGCTGATCCTGTTCGTTCTGGTCTTAGAAGAGGAGGAAGAGTAAAATCTGCAACAACACAATCAATAACTGTAGATGATGATACTGTAACAAGTTTACCAACAACAAATAATCCTTCTATTAGCGTAATAATGCCTGATGGAACTGTAAGAGTAGCAACTGTATCTTCTATAGTAGGAAATGTAATTAATTTTATTGGATCATTACCTCAAGCACCTAATCCCAATACTGTATGGCTTATACAAGATGATACAGTTAAGACTCAAAAATTTAGAGTAATAACAGTAGAAGAATCAGATGGTGTTAATTATGCAATTACAGCTTTATCTTATGTAAATGAAAAATATGCTTTTATCGAAGATGGATCTCGTTTACCTGATAGAACTATATCTGTTTTAAATCTTCCAAAACCTGCTCCATCTGGCCTTGTTGCTCAAGAAAAATTAGTTGTTATTAATAACCAAGCTGTATCTAAATTAATTGTTAGTTGGCAACCTGTGACAGGAGTAACTCAATATCAAGTTAACTATAGATTTAATAATGGTAATTTTGTATCTACCACTGTTTCCAGTCCTGATTTTGAAATATTTAATACCTCTGTTGGAACTTATGAAATACAAGTATTTAGTTACAATACCGCTTTACAGTTAAGTCCATCATCATCAAATTTAAATGTTAACACGATTGGAAAAACTGCTGTTCCTGACAATGTGTCGGGTTTAACAATAGAGCCTTTTTCAGAAAAGTTAGTACGACTTAGATGGAACGTATCTTCTGATCTTGATGTAACTCATGGTGGCTTTGTTTATGTAAGACATTCTACAAAAGTAGACGGCACAGGCACTTTTGCTAATTCTGTTGACCTTATAGATGCCTTGCCTGGAAACTCTACACAAGCTGTCGTTCCACTATTGGAAGGAGAATATATTTTAAAGTTTCAAGATGATGGTGGAAGGTTTAGCACAGGAGAGACAAGTGTAGTTATTGATTTACCTGACAACGTATCTGCATTAGTAACTCAAACCAGAAGAGAAGATTTAGATAATCCTAAATTTCAAGGAACAAAAACTAATACTAATTTCGATGCTTCAGCAGGAGCACTTACATTAACTAATCCTGCTACTAACGCATCTGGCGAATATGCTTTTAATACTGTTCTTGATTTAGGCGGTGTATTTAGTCTTGATCTAAAACGTCATTTTCTTAGTGAAGGTTTTTATATTGGTACATTATTTGATTCCAGAACAGCTTTAATAGATACATGGACAGACTTTGACGGTGCGGAGGCTACTGCTGTAAATGCTAAATTATTGGTTGCTACTACTCAGGATAATCCGTCATCAGGATCGCCTACGTTTACTGCATTTCAAACTTTTGCAAATGGAACATATAAAGGAAGAGGATTTAAATTTAAAACAGAGTTAACAAGTGGAGATCCAGCACAAAATATACGCATAAGTCAGCTTGGTTATACAGCAAGTTTACAAAGAAGAGTTGAACAAAGTAACGCACTAACAGCCAATGGATCAACAAATGTTACGTTTACCAATACATTTTTTGTAGGAACTTCATCATTACTAGGAGCAAATAGTAATTTACCTGCTATTGGTATCACTGCTCAAAATTTAGGTGCTGGAGAATTTTTCCAAATATCTAATATAAGTGGTACAGGTTTTACTATTGTATTTAAGGATAGTGGTGGTAATGCTATTAATGGTAAGCAATTTACTTATCAAGCTGTCGGATTTGGCAAAGGATAGTACAATGAAACAAACAATAGTTTTTAGATGACCAGAGTTGTAAGCACAGGTAAAGAATCTGGTAATAATTTTGAACCAGATAATGGCACTGGTGCTCAAGTTCGTACTGCTATAAAAGATATTTTTGGTGCGTTAAGGACACTAAATGCAGGTAGTGGCGATCCAAGTGGAGCAGCTAATGTAGCTGCATATCAACCCCATATAGACACTAATACTAATTTACTTAAAATATCAAATGCCAGTAATAATGGCTTTGTTACTTTAGGAGATATAAGTGAGACAAATTTTGGTCATGCTGATTTATCTGGTGCAACTTTCACTGGACCGATAATTAATAACTATACTTCAGCTTTAAGATTACCTGTTGGAACAACAGCCCAAAGACCAGGTAGTCCTGCTGCTGGTGATATAAGATTCAATTCAACTACAACTGAAGCAGAAATTTATAATGGTAGTATATTTACAGCAGTTGCAGGAGGAGCGGGTGCAACTGGTGGCGGTAACGATCAATGGGTATTTGAGAATGACCAAACAGTTACTCAAAACTATCAGATCACTGCTGGTAAACACGCACACTCTGTATCACCAACAATTAACAATTCGGTGACAATCACTATTCCTTCTGGAGCAATCCTTGTTATTCTATAGTTATGGCTTTAGCAATTAACGGCACTACTGGTATTTCTGGAGTTGACGGATCAGCTTCCGCACCAGCAGTTGTCGGTACTGACTCAAATACAGGTGTTTCATTTGCATCTGACACTGTTTTATTCAGCACAGGTGGTAGTGAAAGAGGAAGATTTGATTCTTCTGGAAGATTGTTAATTTCAACCACTACAACATCTGCTGTTACAGGTGGAAGTGTAAATGGTAAATTTTTTGATGCTTTTGACGGTTGCAGGTTGATGTCTTCGAGAGCCAATACTGCTGCAAGGGAACATCTTGTTTTTCACAATCCTAATGGAGATGTTGGAGATATAACTACATCAGGTTCATCAACTTCTTTTAATACAAGTTCTGACTATAGATTAAAAGAAAATGCAGTTGCTATAGCAGATGGAATTACAAGATTAAAAACATTAAAACCTTACAGATTTAATTTTAAAGCTGATGCAAATACAACGGTTGATGGATTTTTTGCACATGAAGTTACGGCAGTTCCAGAGGCTATAACAGGTACAAAAGATGAGGTTGATTCTGACAATAATCCTGTTTATCAAGGAATAGATCAAAGTAAGTTAGTTCCGTTACTTACTGCTGCATTACAAGAGGCAGTAAGTAAAATAGAAACATTAGAAACAAAAGTCGCTGCATTGGAGGCTGCATAAATGGCAAAAATTAAACTTAACGCAGCATCAGGGGGAGGGTCAGTTGCTATTGAAGGCCCAGCATCTTTAGCCTCTGACAAAGTTATAAAATTTCCAGCTTCACCGAGCATGGTAGTTCAAGTTGTTCAGCAAACTAGCACTACAATGGCAACCTCAACAAGTAGTACTTATGCTACGACTGGGCTGGAAGCATCAATCACCCCTTCAAGTACTAGCAGTAAAGTCCTTATAAAAATGGTTTCACCTATGACAGGATTTGCGGGTGGAGTTGACAACCAGCGTGGTTCTTTAAAAGTATATAGAGGTGGAGCTAGTGGAACTTCCATATCAGGAAGATTGTCAACTTGGTACAGTGAAGATGATTTTTATGGTGACGCTGTAATAACATTTCTTGACTCGCCATCAACAACCTCTAGTACAACTTATACAATTATGATGGCTAGACATAGCGGATCTGGAACTTATTCCTTTAACAGAGACGGAGCACAAACGGCCACTTTAATATTAATGGAGATAGCTGGGTGATTTCAAAAGAAACTATAATTTATCAGCTTTACCCAAAAGCAGCAGTTATCTACACTAATGGTTCCTCTTTTGATGTAAAAGATGAACAAGGTAATACTGTAACAATAGATCTAAATGCAGTTGATGAAGAATTTGCAAAACAAGAATATAAAAATAAAAGAAAAATCAGCTATCCAAGCATAAAAGAACAATTAGATATGCAATATTGGGATAGCGTTAATGGTACAACTACATGGAAAGATGCTATTGCTAAAGTAAAAACAGACAACCCAAAGCCTAGTTAATTATGTCAACAATAAAAGTCAATTCAATAGAATCTACATCAAGCGGTGGCGTTGCTGCAAAGATAGCTTCTATAAATGATGGTGGTTTAGGTAATAGAAATTTGTTAAATAACTCCTCATTTGAAGTTTGGCAAAGAGGAACTTCTTTTTCTTCTGGTGCTTCTGGTGGTAATAGATATACGGCTGATCGCTGGAGCGTACCAAATAGGACAAGAGTTGCTCAAAGCACCGATGTGCCAGATGGCTTTAAGTATGCAATATTGCTTGATAGAGAACAAACAGGAGGAACAGAACCTTTCACAGTTCATCAAGGTATTGAAAAAGATAATATCAGACTTACAGGAAGTTATACTTTATCTTTTTATGCAAAAAGTTCTGATATTAGTACTGTAAATATCAATGTACAAGACAGAACAACTGTTGCTGAAGGCGGTACAAATCACTCCTCAATAGTCACAAATCAGGCAGTTTCTATTACATCATCTTGGGCAAGATATACACATACATTTACTTTGTCTAGTATTGCATTATCAGGAACTTGTTTAAGAATTTCTATCGGTAATACGTCTGCTAGTCAACATGATGAGTTGCTGCTTACAGGAATACAATTAGAATTCGGTTCCGTTGCAACTGATATAGAGAAAAAATCATACGGTGATGAATTAGCTATATGTGAACGATATTATGAAGTCCATTATCAAAGCACTGGTACAGCTTCTATGTATTCAACGGGAGATTCCACAATAAAATTTGCACATACATGGTATTACCATCAATGTAAAAGAGCAAACCCTACTGTTACAATAATAAACAGTGGGGCTTTTCATGCAAGTAGTGGTGGTGCTATTACACTGACTGGAATATTTACATCTAAAAACCATGTTATGTTTTTTTCTAATTCTACTCAGTTTAGACTATTAGGAAATTCTCAAGTAGCATTAGTACAATCAGAATCGGAGCTTTAATTATGGCAGATTATAAATTTTTTAAAGACATGATGGGTACAGACAATGCAGGGGTTATCTATAAAGAAAAACTATGGATTCCTCTAGATCCAGAGAATATTGACTATCAGGAATATTTAGAATGGGCTAAAACAAATACTACTGACCCTGCTGATTAATTATGGCAATAACACCTGGAACGTATAATATGACCGTTCAAAGAAGATCGGATCATAATATCCAGCTTGTTTTTAAGGATTCAAATAATGCTGCAATAGATTTAACAGGCTTTACTGTAGAAGCACAAGTTTGGGAAGAAACTCGTACTACTAAATATGCTGACTTTGGAGTTACCTATACAAATAGATCAACTGGAACGATTGATTTAGCATTAACAGACACACAAACTGCTACTTTTAGTCCTAATCTTTTAAAATATGACGTATTACTTACAAATCCATCTGGGTTAAAGGAATATTATCTTGAAGGAAGTATCTTTATGAGTGAAGGCTACACAGCATGACTACAGTTAACATAACTACAACAAAAAATACTGTTACAGTAAATGAAGGTGATAGCACTGTTGTAACAGTGGCAACCCAAGGTCCACAAGGGCCAAGCTTTGCATCATCTGGTGCTACTTTAAATGATTCTGCAAGAGTCGATGGCTCTGTGGTGCATTTCGATCAAGCAAGTGGTACATTTATAGCAGATACAACAACAAAACTTTCACTTGTCGATGGGGGTAACTTTTAACAATGGCTAACACAATTAGAATTAAACGATCCACGGGGTCATCAGCACCAGGTAGTTTAGAAAATGCTGAATTAGCCTTTGCTGAAGGTAGTAAGAAACTATTTATTGGTATAGGCAGTGGGGGTGCGGGAGGTTCCGCTACAACTATTGAAGCGATTGGTGGTTCTGGTAGTTTTGCTGATTTATTTACGAGTAGAACACAAAATACATTTTTAGCTGCACCAAATGGTAGTAATGGTGCTGCAACATTTAGGGCAATGGTAGCTGCTGATGTACCTTCGTTAGCTCATACAAAGATAAGTGATTTTGATACAGGAGTAAGAACAAATAGATTAGATCAAATGGCTGCACCAACTGGTTCAGTTTCACTTAATAGCCAAACAATCACTAACGTAGCCGATCCAGTAAATACACAAGATGCTGCTACAAAAGGTTTTGTAGAGGCCACTTCTCAAGGGCTTGACGTAAAAGATTCATGTGTAGCAGCTACTACAGGAAACATAACAATATCTACTGCTCTTAATAATGGAGACACGCTAGATGGCGTTACTCTTTCAACTAACGATAGAGTTCTTGTAAAAGACCAATCTACTGCAAGTCAAAACGGTATTTATGTTGTTGGATCGTCACCAGCTAGAGCAGATGATTTAGCTGCTGGTGCTGATGCTGCTGGATTCTTTACCTTTGTTGAGCAAGGAACTGTCAATGCTGACAATGGATTTGTTTGTACTTCTAACAAAGGATCTGCTGTCGTTGGAACGAATAACCTTACTATTGCACAGTTTTCTGGTGCTGGTCAGATTACAGCAGGAGATGGTCTAGATAAGTCTGGTAATACTTTATCTGTTGATCTAAAAGCTAATGGTGGACTTGTTATTGAATCCACTGAAATTGCTATTGATCTTGCTGCTAGTTCTATAACAGGAACTTTACCAGTAACTAAACTTACAAGTTTGACATCTACTGTGACAGAGTTGAACGTGCTTGATGGAATTACCTCGACTACCGCAGAATTGAATCTGATGGATGGTGGAACTTCAGCTACATCAACGACTTTAGCAGCAGCAGATAGGTTTGTTTGTAACGATGCTGGAACGATGAAACAGGTTGCCCTGTCTGACCTAGTTACATTTTTAGAAGATGAAAGTGCATCTAGTTTTAACATAGACGGTGGATCGTATTAGAGCTAGGAGGTAAAAGCTCATGGCTAATGAAATTAGACTCAAAAGAGGTTCTGGTAGCGATCCAAGTGCTAGTGATTTAGTAACTGGAGAAATAGCGGTAAGAACTGATAATGGTAAATTATTTACCAAAAAAGATGATGGATCTGTAGCTGAAATATCTGGTGGTGGTATTGATGACGGAGATAAAGGAGATATTACTGTTAGCAATTCAGGTGCGACATTTACTATTGATAGTGGTGTAATTGATAACGCAAATGTAGCTTCAAACGCAGCAATAGCAGGGTCAAAAATTACTCCTACGTTTACAAGTGCAATATCACAATCGGATTCGGGAGGCACTTCAAATGCTTTTGGTACAAATATTCAAATTAATACAACTTTTCCATCAATTTCTCTAAATGATACTAATTCAGAAAATGATTTTCATATACAAAATCAAAATGGTCTTTTTGCCATAAAAGATACTGATGCAGCAACAAATAGGCTTACTATTTCATCTGCTGGTGTTACGACTATAACTGGAAATTTAGATTGTAGTGATGGTCTTGACGTAACAGGAAATATTACAGCATCAGGCACCATAGTTTCTAGTAATATAACAATTAACAATACAGCCCCTCAACTTTTACTTGGAGAAACTGATACAACTACAAACGCAAGAGCCGTTGTTTCTGGTGGGCAGCTTTTTATACAAGCTGGTGCTAGTGGTAGTGGTGCTAGTGGTGCAGGAACATTAAATTTAACTGGATATAACAATGTAAATGCTACATCAGTTGTTTGTAAAACTGATTTGTTAAATGTTACTGGGAATATTACCTTATCAGGAACAGTTGACGGTAGAGATGTAGCTACTGATGGTACGAAACTTGATGGAATTGAGAGTGGAGCCACAGCCGATCAATCCGCAAGTGAGATAGTTGCACTTATAGCAGATCAGACTATTGCACCTTCCACGATTGATATGGAAGATAATGAAGAAATAAGATTAGGAAATAGTGACGATTTAAAAATTTTTCATAATGGATCTCATTCAAGATTTTTGGATAATGGTGCTGGAAAATTACAATTTGGAAGTGATACAGGATTTGAAATATTAACAGCAAATTTTGCTACGCAAATTGCTTTATTTGATTCAACTCAAATTTTATTAAAAGAAAATACAAGCGTTACAGGAACTTGCACAGCCACGACTTTTAGTGGGTCTGGTGCTTCATTAACTAGCTTAAATGCAAGCAATATAGGTTCTGGAACGTTAAATACGGCAAGGCTTCCATCTACATTTACTAAGGCAGCAAGTGTAACTGTTCAAGCAACTGGTGCTGGTAATGATGTATTTATAGACGCTGCTGACCACATTATTATTGATGCTGGGGAAGAGGAAGATGGTGCTATTTATTTAAGAGCAAATAGTGGTGTTGATTCATATAGATTTTCTAAGAGTGGTCAAACTTCAATAGAAGGATTTTTAAGTTTTGAAAGTTTATCTGCTGACAGAACTTTTACCTTTCCTGATACAACTGGAACACTAGCATTAACTTCTGATATACCAACAAATAATAATCAACTTACAAATGGTGCTGGCTTTATAACTTCTGCTGACGGTGGTAACGCAGCAACACTTGATAGTTTAGATTCAAGTCAATTTTTAAGGTCAGATGCGTCAGATAGTATGACAGGTAATTTGAGTATAGATGGAAATGTGACATTAGCATCTGGTCATTACTATGAACATCATAATACAGCTACTAGAGATAAATTTAGAGTTTGGAACTCTAGCCTTTATGCAATAGGCATGGATAATGCAATGTCATTTGGTGGATTAAATGACTATGCAATGACGTTCCAAATGAACAGTGATAGTGACCGTGGTTTTGTATTTTTAGATTCAGGTCACACTGATTCTCAAGGTGCAATGTCTGTTACTACAGAGGGTAAAATGTGCGTTGCCCACTCAATAAGAGTAGGCTACGGAGAAAGTGATACAACAACACCAGGTGCTACATATAGATTAGATGTAAGTGGAGATGTGCAAGCAGATATGGTATCAGTATCAAATGGAATACTTGAATTAAAAGCTGCAATAGCTACCTCTCACACAATTACTACCGACTACAATGCTTTGGCCGTAGATCCTACTATTAATAACGGAGTCACAGTCACAGTGCCATCAGGTGCTGTTTGGGCTATAGTTTAATAAAAACCATGCAAAGTATTACTGAAAAACAGATTCTCGAATGGAAAGAAGAGTTAAAAGCTCATAAAGAAAGATTAGAACAGGCAAAAGCTGTTGTAGAACAAGAAACTAAATTTGTTTCAATGGTTGAGGGCGGTATTCAGTTCGGGGAGATGATGTTGAAAAAGATCGAGTCATCAAACCAGCCAACAGGTACAGTGGAGCTAGGCCCACAATCAGAAAAAGCACCATCAAAGAAATAGGTGCTAAAGCCTTTATTAACGCTTCTTTAATCATGTTTCAAAAAATAGCTAATGTTTTGAGTATCATCTCATTTGTAATGGTAGCCTCCATGAGTGGTGGAACGTATTTTGCATATAAATATGTAACATCGGAACAATTTAAATCTAGGGTAATGAATGAAATTCTTGGTAATGTACAGGGTGCTATGCCTAAAGTTTTAGATAATGTTTTACCCGAAGCAACAGGGCCATCTATACCTTTACCTAAAAAGTGAGTGAAATAACTCGTTTTCAAATAAACCAAATTCAAATACACGAAATACCTATATGGAAATTTAATAATCCCACAGTAAACTATATAAATAAACCTGTTGTAGATATTCCTGGTTGTGTAAGAGTTCATAGAAATAATCTTACAAGTCTTATTGATAGTGATAAAGATGAATATGGTACATATACAGAATGCGGTAATTTTAGTATTCCTAGTTTTGAACCTTTGGAGTATAACCCCAACGAACTTAATTATGTTCAAACAAAAACCCCCAATCAGACAGAAGAGTTTGTACCACAAACAGTAGAACCGCCAAAGTACGAACCAAAAAAGAAAGAAGACAAGCCACTGTTTGTTGCCTGCCCTGGATCTAATGATCAAAGAGTAGGCGATTATCGTAACGAATTTAAGCTAGAGCGTGTCATTGGGCACAAAAGAAGCGAAGATGGTACTGAATGTATAACTCTCTATGAAGACGTTAAATTCATCGAGCAATACATACCGAATCCTCCACAGCTTATTAGCACTGCTGCTATTGCTACTGTTGCTGCCACTACTCCACTATTGCTTAATATTGTCAAACCTTTAGTAAAAAATCTAATAAAAAAACTTACGAAAAAGAAAAAAGAAGATGTAAAATAAAAATACCCTATTCGCCAAGGCAATGGATAGGGCGTCTAGGTGGGCAAGTCTAACCGTGCTTGCCTACTGCCTAAATTGATGCTAATGTGATATACAAGCATTGCATACTTAGTAGCCTCCACTCGAAAGGGTGGCTGTGAGCCTAAGACCGATGCTTTTAAGCATCACTTACCTGACAGCCTCTACTCCAACGAGTAGGTAGTGAGCCCAGGGCTGATGCTTATTTTATTTTGTGAGTATGTGGGATAACTTGATTTGGTGGCGGTGCAACAACGACCCCTTCACATAATTTTGCAAACTCACTTTTAGGATCGAAATATATTCCAGCTAACATAAGTTCACCGCAATTTTTTAAACGGGCTATTTCATAGTTGAGCATTTTTGCATTAAGTTCTTGTTTTTGTAGTTTTATTTGTGTATTAGCTGCATCGAGGCAAGAGTCTTGAAATCTTTTATCTAAAGGAATATTAAAAGTAAATGCAAACCCAAAATTAAGTCCTAGAGAATCTTTGTTACCACTATAGTTTTCTTGATAGTAAAGAATATTTCCTGGATTATCTGGTACACCATTATTATCATCGTCTGTTGTATCGTACACAGGTGTAGTATAAATGTAATCTTGAGGTCGTCTTTGATTAAATGTTGTGGTTACGAAGGGGCTAAATCCCATCTGTGGTCCTGAACAAACTATGCCGTTTCCGTACTGATTTTCTACCATCGGACCGCCAAGTACCTGAGTGGCAAAGTTTGATACCGATGATGAAGATTGTGCTACAGGTGCACTTGTGTTTGACACATTAGCAAATACTGGATTACCTACTAAAGTTATTGCGAGAAGATAGTTGTGGTATCTGTGACGCTTGTGCTTTCTATGGTTCGGGTTATGTCTGTTACAGATTCCATTCCAGGTGCTTGATAAACTTCTGTAAATTGAAAAGCATCTCCCTGATTTGTTTGTGTCCAGTTTGGTCTTTGATCTAAGTTTAATCCCTGCCATGTATGAGTAGTACCGTTTATAGTTTCATTAACTGAGGTAGCTGCTGGACTAATAGAAGATCCATCATGCTGTATTCCTGATCCTGTAACTGAATACAAGAACCCAGAATTATATTCTGTTGTTCGTAT